ATCGCGCGTTACCCGCGAGGGATACCTATAGGAAGGACCCGCGATCATCGTGCTGTCCTTCTGGCCTGCGCAAACCGCTTGTCGAACGCCCGTGCAAAGCTGCTCTGTGCCACCTTGCGGCCGCGTTCATAGAACGGGAAGCGCTTAGGGATGCGGGCTGATGGTTCCAGCAGATACAGCACCCGCTGACGTTTAGCCGCTCCCCGGCCGACGTTCTCCGCAATGACGGGTTGTCCGCTGCGAAGCTTTGTCCTGTATCCCTTGCCGCCCAGCACGTTGCGAGGCTGCTTTGCCATTGGCACCTTGCCTGTGCCTGTGCGCTTTAGCTGCCGTGACGGGATCGCAATGTTGTTGCCGCGTGGCAGCTTTGTGCCGCCTTCGGCCTGCATAGCCATATAATCACGCCCTAGGACGTCGCTGACGGTGGCAACCAGATTGCGCTTTGATGCCTTGCCGACACGGAACATCGCGCTGGGGAAGCGCCTGTTGCGGACTGTAAAGCTGGCCGGATAAGTCTTCTCGACGATTTCCTTGCGCACGGCAAAGGCTGCATCGTTGAGTGCCTGCGACGTCGCGAACGGTATCTGATTTTTACCGAAGGCATCGACGGCTTTGGTTATCGCGCTGATGTTGCTGCTGACCTTGATCTGCATCACTGCACCGTTGTGTCCTCTAGTTCTAGGATGACGACCGTGCCGCCGATATCACGGGCATCGAAGATGATGCCACCGCATTCGTCGCAGTTGATCGTGCCAGATCGTTCAGTGACGACGCCAAGGGTCCCCTCATTGCAGTGAAGGCACGTGACGATATATTCGAAGAAGGCGACTTGATCGCTCATCTGCTCAAACTACGGGAAACAGAAAAGGCGGTCAATGACCGCCCGTTCCGCCCTCTTGCTGTGATGGTCAACCGTTAAGCCTGCGCGAACCAGTGTTCAGATTATTGAACCACCCATTCTTGCGCTGTGCTGTCTTGACCCGCCGGTTCGCGGTTTGCTCTTCCCCCAGCTTCTTGATGCGCTTCATAAGCTCTTCATTGCTGACCTGTTCATTGTAGCGGTAGGCATAGCCAGCGTGCGCGTTGCCGCTGATGCGCTCAATCACGCCGATGCTGTGGAAGCGGGTGAAGTGAGCGCTGACCCTATCGCGTTCCTGCTTTTTGAACTGATCATCCAGCGCGGAATTGATCCAATGGGTGACATCGTTGACCTTGAACTCTTCACCGGGTTGATACTTGTTGCAGATCATCCGATAGACTTCTTCGCTTTGCAGCTGTGGCGGCTTCGCCCTCACCGGGGTGGCCGGGGGTTTCTTGTGAGTGGCCAAGTGCGGCTTGCGCTGCACCGGCAGGACCACCGGGTCATCAGCCACGGGCTTTTGCTCGACAGGCGCTGGCACCGCTTCGATGCCAGTGATGACTGCGTGCTTTTCCAGCCCTGTTGCGATTAGCTCCGCCAAGGCGGTCTTGCTTGCGAGAAGAGTGATTTTGAATTTGTCCGACATTGCTTTCCCTTTCTAGCTTCCGAACCGAACCATCAACGCCCAGATATTCCAATCGTCAGTGACGGCGTTGGTGCCAAAGACGATCAACAGTGTTGCAAGGAACATCGCCAAAGCGAACTCCCTGATCATTTCCCATTTGCTCATTTCATCCCCCTATGATGCTGTGACCGCGACCGGCCAGACATTTGTTCAACCGACCGTTTGCCTGATCCAGCTGGAACCAGTGCAGGCTTTGATCGACCAGCTCGCGGCATTCGGACAAGTCACGCTGATAAAGCTGTGCGCTATCACCAGACGCCCGCAGGTCAACGACCGGCGTATAACTGCACGCCGATACACTGATTGCTGCTATGAAGATCAGGCCGCGCATTACGAAACGAACGAGACCGAGCCTGTAGCGCTACGCGCATACTTTGTGCCCCGCATCTTGTTGATGTAGTCATAATGCTCGATCATCTCGCTCGGGATTTCCTTTGGCTTGCATTCTTCGATCTTGGCAAGGCGGCGACGGTAAAGCAGAAGCAAGCGACGATGCTCTTTTTCTGCGACCTCGTTGCCGGTGAAATCGACTGAATTCAGACAAATCCAAATAACACCGATATCGGCATACTCTGCCGGGAGTGTGATGATGTTTTCCATAACGTTCCTCTCTCTGTGGTAGTGGCGGGGCTGTTAAGCCGCCGCCTTTTTGATTTCTGCAATGATGGTGTCGATCCAAGGCTCAAGAGCCGGACGGTCATCACAAATTGTATTGATCAGGTTTAATGCCGCCGCCGCATCGTCAGCAGGGTCTTCCATATCCTGATGCAAACAATCAATGACGACGCCGAGATCGACAGCCGCCTCGCGGTCTTCCTGCCAAATCACCTCAACCGAAAAGCGATCGATCTTGTTGAGCAGTGTGTCCATCGGTGTTCCTCCTTCGATGAATTAGTCAATGTCCTAACAAGCTAATCCTTATCCCCACCTATTGCAATACCTTTGCGTCATCTTTTTTCAAAGCGCGATCCAGCACCGGGTTGTGATTGCGTCTTTCCTTCTGCATTGAGGCTGGCAGCTTATCGAACGGCCGGACGCCATCCTTGCCGGGGGTGAGCAGATAACGGGCCGCGTCTTCGTGCTTGTTTGCCTTCCTGTCTGGCATCTGCACCGGCTTGTTACGTGGCGGCTTCTCCCGGTTGACCCATTGCTTGTAAAAGGCTGACGGGCTGACATATGCCGCACGATTGCCGTTGGCCTCATCCCAAAGCCTTATGCTTTCGAGGATGGTTGCAGGATCGTGTCCCTTGTCTCTGGCGAATTGCTCATCAGCGTCAGACGGTGACCATTCCGAAATCTTGATCTTCCCGCCCTTATTTTTATTTACAGGTTCCTTATAGGTTATGGGGGCACGTGGTGCAGGGGTGGGGGGCACGTCGTGCAGGGGTGCAGCTGGTGCAGGGGTGGCAAATAAAAGGTGATATTGTGTCGACCTGCCGGTCCTGTATTTGCGCCGAATGGCCCCGACCTGTTCCAGCTTTGCCAGCTTATTCCTGACTGTGCGCTCGGACGCGCCTGTAACGTGGCATAGATGGGCCACAGATGGCCAAGCAATGCCGTGAGCCTCATTATGGTTGTTCGCCACCGCCAGAAGAACCAGCTTCGCCAGCGGGTCATCTATGGGCATATCGAATGCCCAGCTTAATGCTTTAACACTCATCTGCTGCGACCTCCCTTCGCATCATTTCCAGCCCGGCGTCTAAGCACCTGTCGGCCAGCGAC